TTTTTGGCTAAAGTTTCAGGATTAGAATCTGCATCTATTGCTGTCCAAATTTCCCAGTGCATACCAAATTCTATAAAAGGATAATAAGTGTATCCTTGATCTCCCCACTCTGCACTCCATGAATTTCTTATAATGAAACGATCTTTAAGATAACCACTGACGCAAAGTGCATGACCTCCCAACATTTGTTGCCCTGTATAATCAGGTTTCCAAAAATTCATTTTTTCAACATTATACACCGGAAAGGCAATGTAACAAGGACCATTAGCAAACAACGCTTTCTTTAAAGAATCTAATGTGTTTATTTGTGCGTATCCTTGTATTTTATATTTTGCTGCTTGTTGTCGAAGTTCATCAGTAATAGGTTTTGATGTCAAATAATTATAATCAGATTCTGGAACAATACCTATTTTATAAAGAATTTCCATTGTATCTCTTGGAAACATTCCAGAAGAACCTTGATTTGCTCGTAATTTATAAACAAACCATGGTGACATATGTTCTTTAAATTCAATATCTGTAAATTCTTGCCATTCTTTAAATGCAGCAGCTGTTTGTGCTGAACAAGTTCCTTCAGATCCTTGATCTCTAATAGATCTCATTTGATGTCTATAGTCCCATTCTTCAGGTAATTTTACGATATCAGGGTATATCGTTTCTAATAAATAATCTCTGGGATCAACCGGTGATTTCTGTAAATCAAATTTATATTGTGCCAAGTCTATCATATTCTATAAGTTATTTTATTTTATATATTCAAATAAAAAATCCTCAAAATAAATTTGAGGATTTTAAATATATTAAGTATTCTTTAAGTCTCGTTTTTCTTCTAAAGATATTGATAACATATCTGCTGCCATAATTAATCGTACTAGTGGATGATCTATAGCTTGATTAAATGCATAATAATGGGGGTTATTTGGAATTGCTACACTCGGTTCGGAGTGTGCCATATGCCATCGAATAGCCATTGCTTCAGGATCTGTTAACTTAATATATTTAGAAATTAAATATACACTTTTTTCTGCATGCCCATATGGAAATGCATCTTTAACTTTCCAACCATTATATTCTTTCCATTTTCCTTTATCATCTTTAGTCCATTTTTGCTCTTTTTTATAAATATTCACTTTACACAAATCATGAAATAGAGAACATATAACTACCGATTCTCTCAAATATTCATAATCTGGTTTATTTTTTACAATTAAATTAAAATTATGTAAAGCAAATTGTAAAACATATAAAGAGTGTTGTAAAAGACCATATTCATGATTTCCATGATATTCAGTTGATGCGGGGGCTGTAAGAAAATCAGTTTCAGATTTAATCCAAATATCTAATTCTGATATACCTTCTCTTGTAATATATGATAAGGCTTTATTATATTGTTCTAATATATTCATATTTTTATTCTGTAAAAAGTGAAACACTACTAACATGATAATCTGGATCATCATCATGTATAATTTTTGGCATTATTAATATCATTGGATCTACTTCTGTATAAATGTCTTTTTCTATTATAAGTTTTTGTGTATTGGTTAATCTGTCATCTTCTTTAAGATTTCTTAATATCATATAAGAAACATCTTTAATTTGTCCATCTATAAGTTTAAACGTATTAAATGTTGGTATTTCTTCTTCTAATATTAATCTGGCAATACAATAAATTTTATCTCCTTTAATTAGGACATACTGTCCATATTTTTGTCCTAATGTGTAATTTAAAATATCCTTTGAAAAAACTCCACCCCTTCCACGACTCCATACTTTAAGTTGAATTCCTGTTATAGTAGGAGGAATAACTATTGTATGATGATTTTCAAAAATTGTTACCATAAAATTATCTATAACATTAGGTATAATTTCATTTATAGTTAAATCTTTAATAGTATAATTAATTTCTTCAATTGAGCCCCTTTCATTATCTAATTGTTTTACCATATTTTTATTTTTTAATATTAATAAATTTATATGCTGTAAATTCTATAATCATTTTTGCTGTTAAAAATTCTTGATCTTCTATCATTTTCTTAATTTGTCCTGACCAAGTACTGGGATCGACAATCATCCCAGGTTGTATAAGATATTCATAAACCTGTTTAAGATTACCCTTTTGATAATTTTTAATAATATCTTTAACTCGAGGTTCTCTCATTTTCTTTTAAATTTTTTGCAATATTTCTTATACAATCTAATTCATATTTTTTTATTAGATAGTAATCGTTTAAATTCGGTAAGGTCCAATTTGATTCAAAATAACAACAACTAATACAAAAAGCTAAACCTTTTTTATCTTGCATGGTGCATCCATGACATCCTCCATGAAATAATATCATATTACCTTTGTTTTAATAGATTTTCAAAATGTTTTAATTCGTTAACCATTTCAGCATTATAAAATTCTAATGCATCTAACACAGTTTTTTTATCTAATTTATAAACTTTGCAATATTCATTAATTACATCGTTACTAATGTTCATTTTTCTTTCTTTAATTTCTTGTGTTTTTTTAACACCTTTAGTATACATCCATCCTGGAACATATTTATATTGTTTTCTGATAAAATTTTGCCAAAAGTCTACAACTGCAGATTGGTTAATTTTAATATGTTGTAATGCATTTGCTTGTAGTGGAAAATTTATAGCTATACGCCGAGACAACATAAAATATTGCTTTCGTTTTTCACCTGAAGTAATTGAAGAGTATTCTTTAGGGTTTGTAAACAAAATTTTTATAAAATCAAAAAGTTCCATTACACTTATATACTTATAATTAAAAAAGTTTTATTTTATTTAAAATAAAGATGTTCCTTTTATTTTATCAATTTCTTTAAAAATACTGGCTTCATTATCATTTTTTCTTTCTTTAACATATCTAGTTCCTTCGAGTAAATTATACATATTTAAATTAGCATAATTTGTTCTTGGTTTTTCAAGATTTATAGTCTTAATTTCATGGAACTTTTCAATTATTGACGACGGAAAAAATAATGTATTCAAAACTACTAATTTTAATTGTCGTTCAACCCTTGTATCAATATCAAATGGTGGATTTTGTTTAGTTACAATTTTAATAGCTTCTAAAACTTTATCAGTGTTAGCATATACTTCTGTAGTTCCTACATTATTTCCTATTTTATGTTGTAGGTATTCATAAATTTTTTCAAATTTAGAATTAGTTATACGTACTTCAACTCCTTTATCATTTAACCATGTATAAATAGATGGAATATTATCACCATCATCACCACAAAAGATTTTACGAAGAGCTATCATTTCACCATCTACAACTTCTATTTTTGTTTTTTCCGCTGATATAATTTTTTTAAAATCTTCTTTATCAACATTTATAGAACCCTTCATATTAAAAATATCTACTACTTCTGTTTCATTTATCCAAGTTTGAAAATATTGTGGAACATAAAGTTTACGAGAAGCATTTTTTCCTTGCATAAAAGGATTAAAAACAGTGGAAAATACTATTTTATTATTGAACGGAAGAGTTTTAACTCTAACAAGTTGACGTAAATCTTCATCTCCCGATACTATAATAACATGTTGTGATTGATTATCAATTAATTCATGCGTCCAAAGCGAAACTGTATCATCGCCCTCTGCAGTAGGAATTTTAGTCACAATCATTCCATTATTTTCTAATATTTCAGAAAATTCAGTAAGTGCTGCATAAACATTATCCCAATTAATAAAAGTGGATTTAGTTCTTTGTGCTTTATATCCTTCATTTTCTTCAATTTTTATATCTCTACGCCAAGATTTATCATCAAGAGCAAATATTACACGAGCAGGATTAATTAATCTAATAATATATGCAACATCTGTTGCCATTTTTCTGATTAATTGATCTATCTCAAATTGAGAATCATAAGAATACTGTTTAGAACCATATCCCGAAGTTATATATAGAGATCTCCATGCAATATTGTTAAGATCAAAAATTAAATTTGTCATATAATTAGTTTATTTATAATATCTGTTGCTTTACCTGTTTGTTTTATACCTTCCATGAATAATGGAGTTTGTACAAAATGTTTACTTGATATCCATGTTCTTAAATCTAAATCATCTATAGCAACCCATGAATGTGGTTTTATTTTATCTACATGATCTAATATCTCTTTTGCTCTTACTTCTTCTAATAATTGAGTTGTTTTATATGGGTAAGTTGCAGTTACATCTATTGGTTTCTTTATAACTTTTTGCCATTCAAATATTTCTTGTAAACTTTTTAATGAATAGTGTTCTTTCCAATCAGAAGATATTATTATATCTGCATCAGTTTGTTGTAATATTTGATTTAATACATTAACAGCCTTTACATTAAAGCGATGTACATACCCCCATTCTGTAAGTTTAGGGTGTATTTCACTCCCTAGTGATAAAACACCATCAATATCAAGATAAAGAAATTTCAATTTAAATAATTTAATATATTCTCTGTTTATTATTAATCATATTATATAATTTAACATATAAACTTGGTGTTTCTAAATTTTCTACATATTTGTCTATAAGTTTTTCTATATCTTCATTTTTCATTTCGTAAAAAATATAAATTTCTAATGGATTTTTACGATCAATTCCTTCACTTTCTTTTAAAAATCTAAACCTATATCCGTGTGATGTAAGTTTAACAATTTTTTTCCTAAATAATTCTTCTTGTTCAAAATCGGGATTAGTTGTTTTCATAATTTTTATTTTTTAACGTAAAAATATGTTATGTTATCGAGTTCAGTTATATCTATAATTTTTAAATCATGATTATTTAATAATTTTATAACTTTTTTTCTACTTAAATAATAATTAGGTTTATCGTGTAATTTATTAATTAACCAATCTGTAATTTTTAATCTTTTTAATATATTGTCTTTATAAATTTTATTATCTCTAAAACACCCAATAAAATTAGAATTAGGAGAAAGAACATTTATAATATTTTTAAAAAATTTATCTATATCTGATATTTTATTCAATTCTTTACATTGAATTAAGGTTTTAATTTTTTTAATTTCATTAAAATCATAGTAATAATGATGTATAGAAGATAATACTAGAGTATTAAGATCTTTTTCTAAATTTAAAGTACTTAAATAATATAAAAAATTATAGTTATTTTCATTTATTAAAGTCTTAAAAATATTTTCATTCTGTTCTACTTGTTGTATTTTATCTTTTACTTTATTTGTATTTTCCATTTGTAAATATAATCAAAAAACATTTTAGAAAAAACCGTTACAATATAAAAAATTGTTAAAATGTATTTTTTATTTTTTTATAATTTAAATAATCACATTTTTCAACAAATCTATCATTCACCCAACTATCACTAAAAATACCAAACTCATTATGATGTTGTTCTAAATATACTATTTCTAACCATCTACGTTCATTGGTATAAAAATTTCCTGACATAGGAAATAATGCAAATCTTTTTACAATTCTCTTTGTCCCATGTTTAGGATAAACTTTTTCATAGAAATTTTAACTTTATTTACATATTTTTTAAAAATACATTAACTATTAATAATTAATTGTAGTTTATACACGCAGCTTAGCAGCGTGATCAACGGATCTATCACTAAAGTTCTTTGCGCCTGATGTTCAGCTACTGCTATTATTATTAAGGGTATTTTATCTATTTTGTTAGGTGCATTAGACTTAATATACTCTATAAAATCTTCACCAAGAGTGTTAAGTGCATTATCTATTATTGATGCATATTGTCCAACAATAAATTTATAATTTTCATATGGTTTATCTGGTTTACTTAAACATAGTTTATATAAATCTTCAAAATCAAAATTAATGTTAAAGTTCTTTTCATTAAGTTCTTTAATTTCTTGAAGATAAAAACTTTGAAGTTTATTCATAATTCGCCTCATATCAGGAAAATAATTACAAACAAACTTATGAAGAATTTCAGGTGTATAATTTATTTTTGTCGCATTTAAAATTAAAGTTATTCGTTTCTTATATTCTTCAATAAGATATTCTTCTTCTTCTTTATTTATTGCGTCAAAAGATATACAATTAAATCTTGAAGTTACTCCTACGGGTATTTTATTAATAAAATTTGTAGACGCTATAAATCTTGCCATGTTAGCGTATTTCTCAATAGGAACTTTCACTGCATCAAAAAATGCTGTGCTGGCTCCATCAAATTCATCTAATATAACACACTTAATTTTTTCTTTCCCTTCTTCTAATGACATAGTTGAACAAAATCTAGAGACTTTATTTCTAATTATATCTATGTTAGCTTCTTCTCGTGCATTTATATATAAATTTGTGTGATGTTTAGCTAAAATAAACAACGTTGAAGTTTTACCTGTTCCTGACGCACCAAATAATAATAAATTTTGAACTAATCCTCGAGATAATTCTTTTTTTATTCTATCTGGTACTATTAATGTTGAAAGATCATGAGGACGAAACTTTTCACTAAACAATTGTGTTACTACACTACTCATAGTTATAAATTTAAGTCTTATACGGACTTTTAATACATTAGTTTTAAAATAATAAGTTAATTTAACACTGTACTTCAACAGTATTTCCATTATCTAATTCAACTGTAGCAAGACAATTTTCATCCATTTTTATAAGTTTCCCTTCAAATGTTTCATTTTTAATGTTTTGCCACAATACTCTTTCACCTATATTAGATAGATAATCAAGATAATAAATTTTCTTTTTCATTTTTTCTTTTTTCATCATATTAAGTATTTTTCAAATTTAGTAATAGCTTTTTCTATTATTTTATCATGTGCAAAAACTCCCCAATCATATTCATTCTTTTTATATAATAATATATTATAAATTTTTTCCCATTTTACAATTTCTATTTCTTTATCTTTATAATTTTCTACTATAGGTAAATCTCTTGAAGAAAAATCAAAAATGAAAATATAATGATGTGATATATTTTGTCTAATTTCTTTTGGACTTGTTTTTGTATAAAATGGTTGAATATCATTAATATCATCTTTTTCTGCATTATTAAATATTAATCTATCATTATAATCAGGTATATAAAAACTGGTTTCTTGATATACTTCTCTGTATATGCTTTCAACTCCATTTTCGTCCCAATCAAAATAACCACAAGGCAAACACCATTTTTCTGGAAGATCGGGCATATTTTTAGATCTCTTTTCTATAAGAACATATATATCACCCTTATGTTTTACAAGTATAACACCCGTTGTACCAGATGAACGAGATTCCCATATTTCTTTACCATCTATTATGTGTAAAGTGTTTTCTCTATTTTTGAATATAGGTATCATTTAAGATTTTCCACTAAAGTTTTACCCATATTCATCCA